GAACTTCGCCCGGCACTGGCGTCACTTGTACGCGGAACTAAAGACATTGAGGAAGCCAACAAAGCGCTAGCACTTGCACAAGACATCTCCGCAGGATCAGGCAAAGACCTAGCAACCGTCTCGGATGCTCTTGCGAAGGCTTACGGCGGAAACATGAAAGGACTTGCAGCACTTAGTCCAGAGATTAAAGCAATGATCAAAGACGGTGCATCTTTGGAAGATGTGATGAATGTGCTCGGCGGATCGTTCGGTGGTGCTTCTGCCGCAGCTGCCGCCACTGCCGAAGGCGGAATGAAGCGTCTAGGAATCGCATTGGCAGAAACTAAAGAGTCAATCGGCGCGGCACTGATCCCAGTAGTCGAGGCGCTTTTGCCGTACCTGATCGCCTTTGGCGCGTGGGCACAAGAGAACACCAAAGTCTTCCTTATTGTTGCAGGCGCGATCGGTGGAATCGCAGTAACGATTTTGGCTCTTAATGCCGCTATGAAAGTTTATGCAGCCGCACAAATGATCGTGAACGGCGTTGTCGCAGTGTTTAACGCTCTCCTATTGGCTAACCCTGTCACTCTGGTCATCTTGGCAATCGTTGCCTTTATAGCGATCCTGACAGCGCTCTACTTCAAGTTTGAGACCGTCCGCAAGATCGTGGACACCGTCTTTGATGCAATGCTTGCAGGCGGCAAAGCAGTCTTCAACGGACTCACTACCTACTTCACAGGCGTCTTCAACATCTACAAGAATTTATTTAACGGCATCGCTTCATTGTGGAACAACACGATCGGCTCACTTTCTTTTGACTTCCCTGATTGGGTGCCGGGTCTCGGTGGCAAAGGCTTCTCCGTTCCGAATATCCCTATGCTCGCGGACGGTGGAATCGTGACAGGGCCCACGCTTGCAATGATCGGCGAGCGCGGCCCTGAAGCGGTCATTCCACTATCTGGACGCGGTGGTGGAATGGGCAATTACACGATCAACATCACAGGCGGTCTTGGCTCAAGCGCGGAGATCGGCACAGCTGTAGTCAATGCGATCAGAGCGTTTAATAGGCAGAACGGCCCAGCGAACATAGCGGTCGCCTAATGGCTGGCGTAGCGGTACTTGGGTCAGGTAACTACGATCTCGAGATTGACACAGGGTACGACTGGAACGCTTTTGTACTTGACGACGATCTAAAAGGCGAACTAGATAATACAGAATATGTGCTTGACGGTACATCTCAATTCGCGACGGTTATGGACGGCACGATTGCTCTTACAGCGAAACGCGGACGCGCTAACACTGGCGACCAGTTCGCTTATGGCACAATGAACTTCACGCTGAACGACACTTACGCCGACGGAGTGTTCAACCCTTTTGATACAACTTCACCGTATTACGATCCGAACAATAATCAGCCTGGACTTGCACCGCTTCGAGAAGTCCGATTCTCTCGATACAGCTCAACCAATGTCAAAGAACTTCTGTGGGTCGGCTACATCGTGAACTACGACTACACCTTCACCCTCGGCGGACTGGACACAGTTACCGTGAATTGTGCGGACTTCTCCTACCAGTTAGGACAGACCTTTCTTGCTGAATGGAATGTCACAGAGCAGCTCTCAAGCGCCCGTTTTGATGCCCTTCTAGACCTACCAGAAGTCGCCTACACAGGCACACGGAGCATTGAGACAGGCGTGGCGACCCTTGGCGGAGCAGCTGCCTACACAGTCCCTAACGGTACATCGGTCGCAGGTTACGCCAACAAAATTAATGAAGCGGAACAGGGCAGAATCTTTGTCGATCGAGAAGGCACGATGACCTTCCAAAAGCGCATCGGACAGACTCTTGGCGTACCTGTCGCCGACTTCCATGATGACGGAACCCAGATCGGCTACTCGGCTATTGACATCTCTTTCCAAGCGGACACAGTGGTCAATCGTGCATCAGTCGCACACGCTGGAGCATCATCGCCAGAAGTCGCCGAAGACCTCGCATCTCAAGCCCTGTATCTGGTACAGACCCAGTCAATCACCGACTCGCTCGTACACAACGACGCCGCAGCTTTGACACTTGCCGAATACCTCATCAGTCCAGATCCCGAACCACGCTTCAACTTCCTAGGCACAGAGTTCCCCGGCACACCTGCACTAGACCAAGACACACTTGCGCTCCTCGATGTAGGCGACTTGATCGCAATCCAAAAGTCAATCACAACTTCGGCAGGCCCAACCCAGTTCGCGCAAGACCTCACCATTGAAGGACTTGAGCACCGACTGACTTTGTCGGCTGGGCACGCAGTCACCTACTTCACCGCGCCAACCACGATTGTCTATGAGCTCATCTTGGACGATCTGGTATATGGCACACTCGACGCAGAAAATGTCTTAGGATAGAAACATGCCAAACGAGCAAACGACCGTCCCACTTTTTACCGCTGGCGAAGTCTTAACTGCCGCCGATATGAATCTAAGCGCGGGAACTGGCGTGCCAGTGTTCTCAAATACCACAACTCGAGACGCTGGTTTTGGTGGTGCAGGCGAAAAGGTGCTTGCCGAAGGGCAACTTTGCTATCTGTCTAGTACGAATGTTGTGCAGTATTACGACGGCGCGGCTTGGGCTACTGTCGGGCCGTCTAGCGCTGGTGGTTTTGTTGTTACAAAAGCCGAAACAGCGTTTACAACTGCATCGACTGTAGAAATTGACAATGCGTTTAGTGCTGCTTACACAAATTACAAAATCTTTATCCGTTATCAAACATCTAGCACAGGCGATATTTATAGCCGTTTTCGTGTTGGTGGTGTTTCTGCGTCAGGCGCAAACTACAACAGCCAACAAGTTGCAGGCAACAGCACGACGGCTAACGCGTTTCGTGAAACAAGTCAAACTTCTATGTATATTGGTGATGACAGTAACGGCGCATTTTTTTCATCTATAGAATTATCTATTTATGCGCCATTTGCTGCGGAACCAACTATTGCAACATCTATAAATAATCGTAGTAACGGCGCTTACACAGGTTCAGTAATATCTGTTTTCGGTACTAACCACACTCTCGCAACATCCTATGATGGCTTTCAACTTATTGTTGGTAGCGGAACAATTACAGGAACATACACCGTTTACGGAATGGGCAAAACAGTATGAGCGACTACATCACAAACGACAACGGCGACAATCGCCCAATGACAGCAGCAGAGGAAGCCGCTTACACTGCATCACTACCAAGCCTTGAAGCACAAGACGCAGCGCACGCCGCATGGGAAGCCGAACAAGCCGCAGCCAAAGCCGCACTACTTGACAGGCTAGGAATAACAGCCGATGAAGCCGCGCTACTACTTGGCTAGTGTCATGCTTGCATTTGCCCTGACCGCTTGCGAAACAACACGCACAAACTCTGGAGTCAAAGTACGCAACACCGCGCTAACTCGATGCGCGACTATTGCACAATGTGAAAGGGTAAGCAATGGCTAAAGAAAAAGCCGAAATAGAAATACTGCACGCAAGAATGATAGTTTTCGTCGGCTGCACTATTGCAGTCACCTTCGCTCTGACCGTCATTGGCTTTGTCTATGGCTTGCTATTTGTTACCCAGCCACTTGAGCAATCACCAAACGACGCCCAATTTATAGATCTACTTTCAACCCTTACCGTCTTTATGACTGGCACACTTTCTGGACTTGTTGCCGCTAACGGTCTCAAGCGCAAGCCTGCTGAACCTGTCGCTCCATGAGCGTCATCCCAGCAAACCCAAAGATCCCAAACTCCAGACCGTACACAGGAAACTCCGACGGAGCCGCAGCTGGCCCTCGAGCAGGAATGGACGAATGGATTAGACAAGCAGTGAAATACGCCGACGGTGCAATCTGGAATAACGGATCTTGGGGAGTTCGCAACATGCGCGGATCCGAAACATCGCTTTCCGTACATGCCACAGGTAGAGCTGTAGATCTTTCATATCGCAAAACAGAACAACACCCAACAGCAAACCGCAAAGGTGCAGTCGCGTTCTTAAACATTGTCATCGCAAACGCAAACGCACTTGGAGTTGAGTGTGTGTTGGATTACTTTCCACAAAAATTTGGACGCGGATACCGTTGCGATCGACAGGCTTGGAAGTCATACAGCAAGCCAGAGATCCACGGTGCACCCGGCGGAGATTGGCACCATTACGAAATTTCGCCAGCAATGGCAGACTCTCCAGCCCTTGTAAAACAAGCCTTTCAGAGAGTGTTCGCCGAAATCCCCCAATAGCGCACACTGATCCTCTATGGTCGAAGTACCGACGATAGGAGTAAAA